GGAAATCAATTACTTTATTAAGGCTTTGTACAACGGGCTCGACAAAGATTGCAACATTACCCATAAGAACACTAAACTTATCCATTGCTGTTGCTGCGGCTCTTGTTTTTTCTTCTAGTTCTTCTTGTGTTAGCCCGGCATACATTAATTCAGCAGCGGTTTTTTCTACTTCTCCTCTTGTTGTTTGGAAAAGTTGGGCCGCCTGCTCTAAAGAAACGCCCAAAGCATCAGCAATTTCGATTCTTTGGAAACGATCCATATCTTCAAAAGTCTGCCCTGATAAAGCAAGAGCATCTTGAAGAAGTGCTATTCTTTCTTCCTCAGAAGCGGATAAAAGAGAGTAAGTATCAATAAGATTGCCCCCAAGGACCATATTCAAGCGCCCTGCGGCTGCGGAGGCGTTTTCGAATGTATCGTATTGTGAGACAATACCGTATAGTTCTTGGACGCTTAATCCAGTTGCCTTTGCTGCGGCCGAAAGTTCCAAGAAGGTATCCATTCCTGCTTGCCCCATCTTGGCAAATAGTTCAGACACGCCCTCAATGTCGCTTGACATTTGATCAAATGGCACGCCAAGAGCATCAGCAGCCCCTGCGACCAATCTTAGATTTTCTCCTGCTTCAGAAATTGAAGTATTTGCAACTTTTGTGAAAACCTGGCTCATCGCACCGGCGTTTCCACCAAGTTTATCAATCTGTGCTGCAAGGATTGTAAAACCTTGCTGAGCCTCTGTTGAAAGTTGTGTGAACTCGCTTAAAGAGCCATAAAGCCCTTGCATTGTTTCTACGGCCTCAATGCCTGTTATTCCAAGGAAGCCAAGTTCTTGTCTTGTTTCGAACGCCGAATCAGCAAAATCACGTGAAGCGCCTGTTGCTCGAACAAAAGAAGCCCCTGCTTCATCAAGAGCACCGACCTGATCAACCATAGCGCCAAGGAGCCTGTCAAAGCCAAGAGTCGTAATTTTTCCAAAACTATTAAACTCACCAATAAAGCCGGTCGCTGCTTCTTTCGATGCTTGAATAACGCCACCAGTCCTTAAAGATTGCTGGAGTATTGCATTGTTGACGCTAATTAACTTATTGGCAAAGGTCTTACCAATGTTAACACCTTCTTGTATAATTTGATTGCGTTCTTTTAGTTTGTTGAGTTCTTGTTCTAGAAGGTTAACACGCTCTTGGGCATTAATGGCGTCCTCTTTTTTGCCTTCCCTCTTGGCATTCTCAAGATCGGCTTGCGCTTCAAGAATGCTTAATTGTTTTTCTAAGAGGTCTTTCTCTATGCCCCTGGCTTGGTTTATTTCTTCTTCAAGTTTTTTTATTTTTTCAGCAGCCAGAGCACGATTAACTAGAGTTTTGTTTACCGCCTCTTGCTGCTCGGGTGTCAGGTTCTTTTGATTGTCATCAGCCATTTAAAAAATACCTTACTTGAGCGGCCACTTCATGCCAGTTTCACGCTCAAAATTTCTTATTGCTTTGTTTAGTTTTGCTTTTGAATTAAAAGTCTTTGGATCGTTCAATCCGTGCTTTTCAACTGCTTTTATGTATTTCTTTTCACTGGCAGCCGCATTTCGAAAAGAAGAAACTTGGGATCTTGTTCCTCTTATCGCAGAAGGGACTGGAAACAACCTAAAATAGTCGTCTAAGCCAAGCATTTTCATCAAGGCCCCTTTCAACCTTGCCCCTTGCTCCGCAAGTCCTTCATCTAGTTTTGTGAAATCTAAAATAAGATCTTCTTGTTCCATTGTTCTCCTCCTACACAGTAAATAGTTTATAAAAGAAAACCCGCCATAAAGCGGGTGGGTCTATCGTTCCTTGCTTGCTTTTTTCATTTGCTCTTTCTCATCTTCCTTTTGCTTTATTAGCCTTTGAATAAACCACTTTCTTAGGCCAACTGGAATTAAGTAAGACTCATAAAGAGAGAAGCCCCCGTGGTATTTAAGGGCAAACATCTCTTCATAGATAACTTCTTGATAATCAGAGGTCAGGCCAAAGGAATCGAAAGTTGATTGGCAAGTCCATCTCAACCTCCGTGCCGCAATTGCCACATTTATAACTGCCACGTAAATCCACGCCGGGCTGTGCTGCTTTAAACACTTCCTTTAGGCGCTTTGCGTCTCTTAGGGGCATGTTTTCAACATAGGAAGCAACAAGTGCTGGGTTGTCGTTTACAGAGACAATCAACGCCTTGTAGGTCTCCAAAGTGGGTGAGAACTCTACATTGTGCTTTCTATACTTTTCTCCTCTCGCAGCAATCTGCTTTTCGTCATTGGAAGTTAAAAGTTTAATCTCAATCTTTGCTTTTGTTTTTGACGCTGTGTAAACAAAAGTATTTCTTTCTGTTTTCTCAACTCCTTCAAGAAGGATTGTGGGCTTTTCAAGCACGCACTGCTCAAGATCGAAGGCTATTTCAGCCTTTGTCATACAAGAGCGGCAAACTGTCTCAACGGGATACTCATCGCCATAAGCAGATCTTCTTATTTGAGTTAAGATTGCGTTCTTGTCTCCTATTAGAAGATCATCTAAGTTAAATCCATTTGTTAAAACAAGAGATTCAAGTAGTTTCTCAACAGTTATTCCTTGCTTTAAATAAGATTGATTTAGAAGAATGTCTTCTTCTTTTGCTGTCATTTGTTTTACTTCAACGACAGGATTTTCTCTTAGCGGGTGGCCGCTTGGATAAAACTCTCCCTTTGAAGGAAGTTCAACAATATCATTTGCGGCTACAAAAGAAAATTCAGCACCTTGCTGAGCCACTGCAGCAGGTGCTGTTTCGCTATGTTTGGGAGCCTCTGGTGCCCCCAAACGATCTTGGTTGTTTCTCATTATACTCCTAAAGTGTTAATTATGCGCCAAACCCTTGGATTGCTGCTTCACCGTCTCCAAGGAAGTCAAAGAAGTCGTATCTAAGTGTTACTGAGATCTCTGAAAGGTCTTCGCTGTCATAAGCCAAGCCTTGTGGGAACTGAAGTTGCTTAATCCAGGCATTTCGAAGTTTAAATGCTACCTTTCCTTCTTGGCCATCTTCGTCAGCGCCAAGGTGCTCAATTGTCACATCTCCAAGTGCTCTAACAGAGTTTGTTTTTGTGATTAGAGACTCGCCAGCATCTGCTTCGTTGCCTGGGGTGTTGTATCCTGAGTTGGTGAAATTTTTGATAATCCTTTGTGAGACGTTATTATCAATAGCATCTACAACTGTAAAAGAAATCTCATTGAAAGTAACTGTTCCTGGGAAATAGAAAGTGTGATTTAAGAACTTGTGCTCTGATTCTCCCACATTGATTTCTGGAAGGTTAACTCCCTTGACAACCCAAACAGGCAAGTCGATTACACGCAATAGAAATTTAAAGTTTCTGCGAGGTTCAGTTTTTGTTGTTGCACTCCAAAATGCCATTTATTTTCTCCTTTATTACTTGTAAATAGTCTTAGTCATCAAAACTTGCGCCGGAGCGGAAGATTTCGAAATCGATTGCAATGAACTCAATAGCCTTTGTTGGCTTAAGAAGAACCCTTGCGTAAAGTATGTTTCTATCAACTAACTCTGGTGTGGTTGTTGTCTCGTCTAGGACAAGCCTGTAATCTTCTAGGCCGAACTTAGCCTTAACATCGTCCAGGGCGGGCCTTGCTCTAAGAAGGAATTGTGCCCAAGTGTCTCGAACGTTTGGTTGGAATAGGGTTGTATTAGCAATTCTTGAAATCTCCTTCTTGAGGAAGATTAGCAAGCGCCGGACATTTACTCGGTCAAGAGCGGATGGCTTAGCTTGAAGTGTCTTTTGTCCAAAGATAACAACGCCCTCTTGTGGGAACTGTGCAATTGGGTTGACGTTTACGCCGTAAAGATCATCTCTCTCTCTTGAGGTAAGACGCTTAGAGACGCCTGTTGCGACGATGCCCGAAGAGCCGTCTGAGAGGCCCCCTCGGTTGAAGCCGGCTGGTGCGAACCAGGGCTCTGACACTCTCTCTGTGTAGCCAAATGCGGCCATTGCAGCCACTGTTGCTGGAACATAAAGAATGGCGTTTGTGCCTCTATCACGAACTTGAACTGCGGGGTAGTAAGCAGCGCCGTATGAGGTATCAAAACCTCTTGTTTTCATTGAAGAAACAGCGTTGTCAACATTTGGTAGTGTTGTTCTGTTTGTTCCAATCTCGCCAGATGTAAGTTCAAATCGTGACTTGTAGTCATTTTCAATGTCGATAAGAGCAAGGGTGTCTCTGCGCTCTTCAGCCATGTCGACAAGGTAATCTGTAACTAGTGGAGCAGATACTCCTGGAACTGCTACAACGTTATGTTCAACAACATCTGGATCTCTTAGTGTATCGATTGCCTTACGAACAGAGTAAAGTTCGTAAGAGGTTTGATCTGTTCCTGTGATTAGGCGGTTTGCAAAAGGCTCTGGCTCTGTAATGTCGAAGCCGTCTGCTCCACCAACCATTGGCATGGTGAAAGAGTTGATACCAGCGTCTAGTAGGGTATCGATGCTTCCTGCGCCTCGAAGTGAAGTCGCTGCTGCTCGTGATCCTGAAGTGTATACAGGGACAGTTGCTGTGCCGGCCACATCATCAAGTGTGAACACAAAAGAGTGCTCGCCACCGGTTGGAAGCGCTCCACCGTAAGGGTCTGCTAGGTCTGAGGACATTCTTATTGTGTAGTCGCCGTACCCTCCATCTCTTCGTGCAAATGTACCTTGTGAGCGGGCGCCGTAGAAGGCCTTTCTTGGTGTTGAAACACCGTAAGCACCGGATTCACGAAGTGAAAGTCTTTGGAACTCAAGTCGAATGTTGAAGCCAGCGGCTAGGGTCTCTGAGTAGGCCTCGCCAGAAGCGGTTGTTACTGTAGCACCGCCATACATTGACTTAGCTGCTAGGGTTGCGCTACCATTAGTTGCGGCAACGGCCTGTGTCTCAGTCCGAACTGGGCCATAGAAACCAAATGGAAGAAGAGCGCTATTGGCTGTTCCGTTATCGACCTCATCATTCATCTCCATACGAATGTATTTAGAGATATTATTGTATGTTCCGTATTCTTCGTAGTATTTTTCATCATTGTCCCAAGAAAGATACTTGTCGCCAATTCTGCGAGCAATGTAGTCTGGTGATGCAGGGTTTAGGTTTACGCCGGCAAACGACTCAATGATGCTTAGTGAGTTATCTGTATCTTGTGCGCTTCGAACAAAGACATCAAATGTACCGTATGGGTCTACTGTTGGGTTGACTGCAGCCTTGATGTTTGCAATTGAAACTTTAATGTTTCGGTTGTCCCAATCACCACGAACATCTGTTGCAGCAAAGCGGAAAAGTTGCTGCATGCTGTTTGGCTGGTATGAGCCTGTGTCTTGTGTGAGGTCTTGCGCAAACACGAAGCCTGACTTAGCAACGGATGATGCGCTTGCTCGGTCTGCTAGATCAGCGCTGGCGCCATTTAGTTCGCCAAGGAAAGCAAAAGCATGGGCTGATGCGGTTGTGAGGGTTGTTGGGGCGCCTGAACCTGCGGCGCCTCCTACAACTATTTCTTGAAGGGCGCTCTCAAAAGTCTCGCCAAGGAAGTAGTTTAGCCTTGTGTCTGAGCCGTAAAGTGTGTCGTTGGTAAAGTGCGGGTTTGTGTTGAATACTTTACGAATGTATTTTTCAGAATCTGGATCAAAGTTGAAAGTTGCTGTAAGGTGGTTTGAGCCTTGGTAGTTTTTAATGATTGCTGTAAACTCAATCGCCTTTGGATCTGTTGATTCGTTCTGCACTAGGGTGCCAGCCGCTGTAACGGGTGTAGTTTGCCCATTTGCTGTGCTGATAAGTTGTAGCTGGGCAGTGGCGTCAGCTAGGTAGAATGCTGCACCAAGAGAAGCGGTTATTTGGTCTAGGCCACTGGCTCCGGAAACAGCGTTGGCGACAAAAAGACCGCTTGCTGTTAGGGTTGTCCAGCCGGCATGCCCTGCTGTTGTTGCTGATGGGTGTTGCTCGCCAGCAAGGCGCACAAAAGTTACAGGGCCGTTGTTTCTAAGGTAAGCCTCTGCTGCGTAAAGCCCGTAAGTTGGGGCTGCTTGGTTTCCATTTCTCCAAACATCGCCACCTTGCCCTCCGGGTGATGGTGCGCCAAAGGTTTGGTAAAGGTCCGCAGTTGATTCAAGCCGAACTGGGGTCATTGCGGGGCCGTACACTGCTCGGCCAACAACTGCTGGTCCAATTGGTGGGGCTTGTGCTGGAATTCCAGAGCGATCAATTTCTGCTACTTGGACTCCAGGGGAAATAAAACGAAAATTTTCTGCTGGCATGTTAATAAACTCCTTGAAGTGAATTGTAAATTTATAGTTCTTTACTAAATAGTTGTGAAATTTTTAAAAAACAACTATTAATAGAAAATTGTTGTTTCTTTGGGGAACTTATACTCTACAATACTTTCTCTAATAATAATTTTTGGCTTTTCTTCATTTACGTATTGGCCAAATAAATAACCAATTAAATTAAATGTTATTTTTGCTTCTAGTTTTCTTTGCTCTTCACCTAAGTTTGCTGAGTTATCTGAGATGTTGTAGCTTGAGTCCATAAACAACTCATAGCGGTGAAAATTGTTTTCAATAACCTTGTAATTGAAGTTTCCTGTTCGCACCATGAAAGGTTGAAGCATTTCATTCATTTGTTGTGTATACAAAGAGGTAAGGATTACTTCATAAACTGGATTAATGTGCACCACTTGAGGAATGCCAATAAAATCATAGACTGTTTTAGTTTTTTTATTTCTTCTGCTCTGCGTAGAGCGACCGGTCTTCTGCTTTGCAAAAGCATTTGAAAAATCACCTGTTTTGCTTTGCATTATTCTTTTTGCAATCTGTATTGAAGCACCATTTGAGTCAGGTGGGACATTTGCTTGAAAAATACCTTTTTTAGAGGTATCTTTTGATAGCCCAGTTCTTGCAACTGTTATTACTGGGAAGTTAAGAACATCGTTTGGCCTTGGATTTCTCTTTGTATACCAAGCACGCTCCGACCCCTGCCAGAATACGGGCACTTTATTAAAGCCTTTATTTGTTCTTGTGCTTACATTCAGATCCTCATTAACAAAGTTAAAAACTGCTTCATCAATGTTCTCCAATGTGGAGGGCTCAAAAGGAATTTCAATTATATTTTCTTGTTCTTTATTGTCCATCGAATAATCCTTCTCTAGATCTTAGACACTTAGCAGAGATCTCAAATCTTTTATCTGCTTGACCAAACAATAGCCTGGGCTCCATTAAGGTTGTTATTTCATAAAGTATTGTGTCGTATAGAACAAAATCGCCTTCTCTAACATAGAGATCTTGATCTTCAGTTAGTCTTCTTTTATGAAAATTAACAACAATAGAAGCAGTTTTATCTAAACCGTAATTTGAAGTTTCTGTTTGGATCCCATCAAACTTTACAAGGGCGTGAACTCTTACGGGTGGTAGGAATGTTTTTTGTATTGCCTCTCCGTAAAGAGGGTGATAGTTTGTGTGTTCAAGAGATAGAGGATAATAAGCAACAGTTTGCCCAATAACTCTTTCAATAAGTTCATCATTTACTTGTTTTACAAGATCTCGCTCTTTTTCATTAAAGAAAAGAGGTGGTGGCGGGCTTGCTGGGCGGCTCCACTCGTCAGACATTATGAACTACCTTGTGGGCCTGTATAAATGGCCATTGGAATTGATTTAAAGGTCTCGACCACGGCAGTTATCTTGGCTTGATCATCTTGTGCAAGTTTGGTGTAAGTCAATTCGTCCATAATGGCCTTCAGTTCGTCTCTAAGGGCTTGCTTTTCTGTCTTGGACTCGTCCTTAAGGGCAGTGCCGTTAAGCGTCACAGACTCGCCAGGAATGGGCACAGTGGCAAATTTAGAACGAACTTCACCCAACTGCCCTTTTGAGACAGCGAGAGCATAGCGTCGAATCCAGTGCTTACCGATTGAGTTAACATTTTCAAATGGAATGTTTTCAAATGGCAGGGTGTTCATATTATTAACGCCATTTATTTGTTTTTGCACATAGCCAACTGAGGATGATAAAGGAGACTCGTCGACAGAGTATTCAATCCACATTTTCTTTGGCTGAACAATAGAAGGGGCAGGGAAGATCCTTAGTTTGTTGTTTCTTAATTGATAAGAGAACCCACTTGTCCTTGTATAGATGTTGTCCTCAAAAGCCATAGCCTGGGCTTTGTTTTGCCAGACTGGAATAACTTCAAATGTTGAATCATCAGCATACTGGCCATAGCTAGCCAAGTTGCCAACTGTATTCAATCCGCCATAATAACCATAAAATCTCCACATTGCTTGTGGTGTTTTATAATATACTTTGCGAACCATTATTCTATTATCTGTTCCAACAGTACCAGAGTGTACAGGATCGTTTCTTAAGATCTCTTCTAGATCATAGTCTTGCTTCTTAACCTCAACGTCAATCGAAGCAGAGTAAATGGTGACAAGGCCACCAACACGAACTTCTGTACCAATTGCATCTCCAACTCTTCTTGAATATTCAAAGGAAAAGCGAGTAAACTTTGTTGCGGCCGAAGATCCTGATGCGTCTCCGCCAATAATTGTTCCATCCGAGTCAAAAGACCCTGTTGCGGATCCAAGAAGATCAGTAAGTGAGTTTTTGCTTTGGTGAAGATTAACCAAATAAGAATATTCAACACAAGCGTCCTCATAGGCCGCATAAACATTGCCAGCAGTAAGTTCAATATCTAAAACATCACCGCCAAGCATTTTATACGTATAAGCAACTTGGTCTGCTGCTCCTGTTAAGAAAGAGTCTGATGTGGAGTATATACCGTAAGGTAGGGTTCCTGCAACATCAGTTGCTGTTCCTGTCTGGGGCAATATTACAGCCGAGGTTTGTGAAATGGGGGTCAAAACAGGCAAAGCCATTCTTTTGGTCTCCTTTTTAAGTAATCTATCTTAAATAGTTCTCGGCAAAAGAAAACCCCCCGACAATAATGCCGAGGGGTTTAATATCTAACTTAAGTTAGATTAGCCAAGGAAGTCTTTGCAGACTACAAGTCCGTACATATCGGGACGAACCATCTTCTTAGCGTAGCGTGTCATGACACCCTTACGAGGTACGAAGTCCTCAACGCCGAAGATTGTTGGTGTGACCTGGAGTGGTACGTATGGAGCGTATACGTAGCCAGACTCAAGGAAGGAAGCGCCTCGACGACCAACTAGTACGACATTGCGTAGGAAGTATGGGTCGACGTATACGTCAAACTTCTTGGAGATTGAACCAACCTTTACAGCGCCAACTGTGCCACGATCGTCGTCGTGAGTTACAGAAGCACGGAAGCCGGAGGTGAACTCAAGGAAGTTAGCCATTTCTGGTGAGACAACAATAAAGTTGGCGCCGCCACGAAGTGTCTTGCGGTGAATCTGAGCGGAGATGTCATTGATTGTCTCAATGAGTGTCTCGTACCACTCGGAAACATTACCGGTGAAGTCTGCACCGAGGAGTGACTCGTTTGCGGTTCCGCCGCCAATATCAGCGCCGGTCTCACGGTTTAGGAATCTGCCTGGTCGACGTGACCAGTAGAAAGTACCAGCGGTCGCACCCTTAACAAGGTCCTCAAGGATTTCACGGTCAATCTCAAGAGCAACTTGCTCTGAAAGGATTGAAGTAAGTTCAACCTCTGCATCCATGTTGTGGTATGCGTTGAGGTCCTGACCAAGCTCGGGAGTCCACTTCGCCTTAAGCTTCTTGGTGACTGCGGT